CCTTCTGTATCATCTACTGATACTACATTTGGATATAGTGCTAGTATTGCTTTATGTGTATCAACCATTATGCTGCTACCTCCATAACTGTTATTGTGCTTGTGGTTCTTGCTGCATAATTAAGGTCTCCAGAATTTGGTGTGCGATTTACATAAATAGTACCAGAATAGGTAGAACCTAGCGTTCCTTGTAATTTATAAGTTGTAGCACTTGTTGTGTTAGGTGAATCTAAAAAACTATAAGCAGCAGTAATATTATTATTGTATGTGTAAGGCGCACTATCAAAGCGAGAACTCATTGTAGAAGAAAGTCTACTGCCCGCTGTATCGCCAACTACTATATTTGTAGTATCTCTTACCAACATCATATGTAACATACCAGTAGATTGAGTTACACTAGCACTAACTGTAACCAAAACTTTACTTGATGCTGATGATGGTGTTATTGCAACTGTCAACCCTGTTAGGTCAACAAAAGTATTTGTGCTTGAAGATGTTATAGAAGCTGTATCAGTTTTAACTGTTTGCACAACTTGCAGTATTTTACCTGTACTTGTATTGCTAGTAAGTATTGTCCCTGTTTCAGCAGGTAATGTTAGTGTATTAGTTCCTGCTACTGCTGGTGCTGCAACTGTAATAGCTCCAGAGGTGTCTCCTGTTAATACTATATCAGCCATTATTCGTTCTCCATTGCATCTAGTTTAGTTTGTATTACTGCTTGTCTTTCAGAATCTATTTTTATAGTATCTTCATCAAGAACCCAAGCATCTCTAAATGTTCTGTCGGTTGGTAAGTCCGCTACATCTATAATTTTATATTCTTTTTTTGTTGGCACATCTTTAAGTGCAAGTTCTACTGATACGGCAGGCACTATGATAGCTACTATCCCATCGTCTTGTGTATATACTATTACTTTATCCATTATTTTTCCTTATCTAAAAATTATGCAACTTATTTCAGCATAATCAGAAACACCCGTAGTGTTTGCAAATGTTTGTAATTGAAGTTGTGTAGTAGATTTTAAATTTGCACCGCCAGTATTTGTTCCAGCAATTACAATATTTCCACCAATATTTGATAAACTAAACCCAGTGTTTTGTAAAGAAACAGCATAATCAGCATCAGGCATTGCTGTTGCAAAGTTTACAGTATAATTACCAGTACCATTATCCGTAATACTACTCACATTTCCACTAGCTCTAATAGCAACTGTACCTGTACCATTAAAGTTAACCCATGCTCTTGCACTGTAACTAGGTGCTGAACCAGATGCTGTTGATAAAGAAGCTCCTGCTGGTATTCCTGTTAATTGAGAGGCATCCCCTGTAAGTCCTGTAGCATTTACTCCAGCTTTAGTTGTGCCACCAGATTGAAATTCTATTATCCCACTTGTATCAGAGGTTAGCTTTAGTCCTGCACTTGTGTCTGCATTAATTATTGTAGCCATATTATAATATCACCCATCGTTGTCCAGAAGGAACAGTAACTGTCTTTGTGGCTGCTATAGTTATAGGCCCTACTGACATGCCATTCGATCCTGTAGTTAAAGTATAGTTTTCTGTAATATCGTCTGTGTTTTCGTAAATAGCGCCGCCTGCTGATGCTCCCCCACCAATTGAACCCCAAGCTCCGTCTGCATAACCTTCGAATTCATCTGTTGTGGAATTATACCTAAACATTCCTTCTGCTGGTGAACCTGGTCGTTGAGCAGTTGTACCCACAGTTTGAGTTACGGCTCCAGTACCAGAATATATTAAATTATTTGGAACATTTACGGTTCCTGCATTATGTGTGACTTCATCTCCAGCAGCATCGCCAAGTGTAACGTTGCCCGTTGCACCTAGAGTTGTAAAATTACCTGTGCTAGCTGATGTATTACCGATTGGTCCTGGTGTAGCAAATCGAGCTGTAAACCCTGCTCCTGAAACTGTGCTTGATGCTGAGAGTGTAGTAAACGCTCCTGTGCTAGGGGTAGCTGCACCGATTGTAGTACCATCAATTGTGCCACCATTAATATCTACATCACTTGAAACAATCGATCCACTAATGTAATCAATAGAAGCAACAACATTGGTGCCGTCTGCATATACAAAAGATGATTTACCTGCTGGAACTAACACTCCTGTACCTGAAGCAGTTTTAACTGTTATGGCTGTAGTAGAGCTATTTTTAATTAAGAATTGTTTTTTGAAAGTATTGGCACCGCCTGCGGCAGTGGTAGGTATAACTAAATTACCTGAACCTCCTGCACTTCCTGTAAGGTTAAGGCGTAAGTGTCTAGCTACTTGTGTAGCATTAGAAGAAACACTCCAAGTTAATGTAGTATCTCCTGTACCAACAGCTTGATCGACTGTACCAACAATGGCTTCTTCTAATGCTGTGCCTAGATTGGTGTTAGTCGTATTTCCCCAAGTACCGTCTTGTTCTCCGGTTCCTATTAGTTCTACTGATAAATTTGAATATGTTGACATTGTTATTCCTTATCCTGTAACTATCTCTTCCCATTCAGGGGATTGAGTAGTATCTATTATAACCCAATTTGGGTCGTTCACAATAGGGGCGTGCCCTGTTAAACTTATTGCGCCAGAGGCGGGTTGTCTTACTAATCCTATTACTTCGCTAGGAGCATGTCCTAATAAACTTAATGCACCTGAATCTGGTCTTACTACTAACCCATCAGTTACAGCTGGAGCTATTCCAGCTAAGGTTAATGCGCCTACACTAGGTGTTATAACGGTGCTACCAAATACGTGTGGTGCTTCACTTGCTATACTTACTGCTCCAACCAGAGGAGTTTTAAATATATTATTCTGTTGTACAACTTGAGGAGCTATCCCCTGCAATGTAAGTGCTCCAACTCCTGGTATTGCTATATCCCCTTCTAGGGCTGTTGGCGCTACACCGGCTAGGGTTAGTGCTCCTACGCTCGGTGTTATTCTTGTGTCTTCTATTGTACTTGGTGCTATTCCAGCTAATATCGCTGCTCCTACACCCGGAGTAATTACGTTACTTCTAACTAAACATGGTGCTACTCCAGCCAATGCTAGAGCCCCTACTCCAGGGGTAATTACCACTCCTTCTAATACTGTAGGCGCTAGTCCAGCTAATGTTAACGCACCTACACTGGGGGTGATCTCAACTTCAGTCATGCCCCAAGGGCCTGAACTCCAGGTACTTCGTCCCCAGCCGGTAGCCATTACTAGCTCCTTATGTTAAGGTAAATATGCCAGTAGCAGCGGGTAAAACAGTTAATGTGTTAGGGCTAGTTACAGTAAATTGAGAACTAGAAAGTTGACACCAACATAATAGTCTTCCTGCAGTTGCTCCAGTAGAGTTACGTAAAATAGCATACTTAATATTAACTAAGTTAGCTCCTGAAGCTGTAAATGCTAAACCTATTGATGACATAGTAAACTTCATTTGTTTAGCTGATGCCCCCACTGTCCATTGAGCTGTTGCGGGTACTAAATTTCTACCCCCAGTAACATACCCACCCGCTGCCGCTACTTCATTTGTTATCTCTGAATACGCACTTAACGTAAACGTAGAAGCGTTACTAGCCGATTGAGCTAATACCATTTTAAAAACGCCAGCACCTAGTGTAATGCTTCCGTTCCCTATATATTTTTTGGCTTCGTTATATAATTGCCATGCTGATGCTGCCATGTTAAATCTCCTTAATATCGGCCATTGATGCACCGGATTCTAAAATATGATGGAGTAAACCCCCATAAACTTCTAACTCTATCTCATCTCCTACCATTCTAATTAAATCTATAAACTCTTGGGCTTGAGATAGCATCCAAGGGTTGCAGTTAAATATTTTCCCGCTCACGTTTACAGGTATTACTATCTGCCCATCATTTTCTAGCTGTTCATATGCGTGATGCTTATTATCTTCTAAACATGAATCACACCCAAATAAGTGAAATCGTTTAAATCCTAATGTCCTAAACAACGGTATAGCCCTTAAAAGAACTGTTGATCCACCAGGTACAGGCCACCATGTTTCATACTGCTTATCTAATAGTTCTTGTAGCATTTCAGCTTGTGTGTGCCAAACATAAGTTCTATCTTTAGGTAATCCATCAAATACACTTGGATGACACTGTGATGCTATAAAATACTTACAATCTTCTACTACAGGTTTGGTAAATCGTGCATTAAACTTTCTTGCATCTACCATGACCATAGCAGAAGGAGTTAAACCATTATCTAAACACCATTTATAGGCATTATTAATAGTTATAAGTTTAACACCATTTGCCCTTAATTGCTTTATTTTTTCCGTATGTTGTGGTAAGGATGGGCCTCCTCCTACAATCATAACTTCTATATCATTAGTTGGGTGTGGTTGTATTTGTAAGAAACCTTGTTTAATATTATGAGCTACATTCTTTTTTATTTGCTCATCATCAGTATTAACCGTTCCTGCCTCTACAACATCTTCACCACTTATCCAATTACTTACATAAAATAAACATGCACCATCTACTTCTTTAGTCCAATGAATTGCACATTCTAATTCTTTAAACTTCTGTAACCACCATTTAAACGGGCGTACAGTTAAATGCAATTTATGCCCTACCAATTCACTTGCCTTATCATCAACAGTAGATATTTGAAAAAACACGTGTTGAGCTGCACTCAAACAATTACTTAATACTCTATCTACATGATGAGGTCTTATATGCTCCATCACATCAGTACAAAAACCATAAGCTGCTTGAACCGGTAAAGGTTCTGATAAATCTGCTTCTACAAATTTCAACGCATGCTTCTGTGTTTCTAACATTGGTGTTATATCTGCATCTAAACAGTTAGGCGCAAAGTCAACCAAAGTCACATCTAATCCACCAAAGAACGCTAAGTTTAATCCACCACGTCCTGTACCACATCCTAAATCAAGAACTGTAGCGCCTTGTTTAGGTTTAGCTTGAGCTAAAAACTCATGAGCTACTTTTTCTCCAGGAGCAACTTTTCTATACTCTGGCATATCCCATACTTTTTTATATAGGTCTTTTTCTAATGGTCTTGCATTTGTTACTGTTACTTCTGGTGCATCGGATATTACCGAAGATATTCCTGTCATTTTATTCCTTTCTATTCAAATCGTATAAGTGCCGTTGTTGCAGTGTTTTCAGGTAATGTTACAGTTAGTGTTTCAGCTGCAATAGTTTTAACTGATCCAAAATCTAATACACATACAGAATAATTACTAGAGCTGCTATTATATATTAAAGCTCCTCTTGCGGAAAATGTGCCTGTCCAAGTAGTAGGAGAATCAAAAGTTATATACACTACGTCTGCATCATCATCTTGTGTAACTGTGGCACCTGTTAATGTATTACCCCCAGCTACATACCCTGTGCCTACCACTTCATTTGTAGTTGTATAAGCAGAGGTAGATGAATCTAATGTAGCATCATCAGAGTACAGAGCTATTTTAAATGTGTCGGTATCAAAATCTATATCGCCAGCTAGTGATTTAGCAACAAATGTATTAGTTATTCCTTGTATAATAGTTGCCATTAAACTGCGCTCCCTCTTCTACCTTTAACAGGTATTCTAGCTTGTCCACTACGATAAGCATCGCGAGTATTCTTACCTTCTCCTAATCTAGTTAGTTCTACCATAGCTTGATTATATCTATTAGTGTAGTTGGTTAGTGTTTCTGGGTCGGACTTGAGGAACGTAGCCGCTTCCAACAATGAACCATAAAGTAATACGGAACTGTAATTATCTCCCAGCCAAGACGTACCGCTAGCGGCAGTAGTAATAGACTCAGGATAAAAAAAGTAATGAAGCTCAGCGCCATAGCCTGTATCAGGTGTAGGGCCGAGTATAAATGTTGTATCATCGAAGACAGCATAATATTGAGGTTTTCCGTAGTGAGCTGCATCAGTATCAGGAAATGATTGCCTAATAAAGTTAACGTCTTTATTTATAAGAAAAGTATATTCGTTAGTTGCGGTATCAATACAAGCTAAACTATAAGTAGCTAGCCAATCATCAGGTACATTTAAATATTTGTTACCAACGTTAATAGTACCTGTATCATTTCTTCTTAAGTCTGGAAGATTAACTCCATTAAAGATTCTGTTTTCAGCTTGAGTTATAAACGTGTTTACATCTACTGTAGAGTATTCATCTTCAGTATACGATTGTATTTGTGCGACTAGCTCAGTATAAGTCATTGCTTATCCTTACGCCATAGGGCCGCGAGCTTTTGTGCCTTTAGTTGCTGCACCATTGCCACGAGTTACTACGCCTGTTGTTTTAACATTTTTTTCAGGATACCCTGCAAAGTTAGGTACAGGTACATCTTGAGGTTGTGCGAACCCATCTACCATTTTTGGTTTTCTTTCTTGATTTTCTTTAGCCATTTCTTTCTCCTAAGTTATTGTTATTGTAACAGTTCCTACTACTCCTGAACTCACTAAATTATTTCCAGTAAACTCATTAGCTGGAGGTCTTGCTCCACCAACAGGTTCCCATCCCCATTGTATATCTCTTGACCCTGTTATGTTGTTGTTATTAAAACTTTGGTCAGGTCTAGGATTCCTTACAGCTTGTGGGTCACTTACAGGATACATTCCTTGTAAGTTTTGTGGCTGGTCAGGGTTCCAACATTCTGTACATGCTAGTATATTCGTTTGTGTCGTTCTTACAAATAAACTTTTTAAAGTCTTTAGCTTAAACTGAAATCCACAGACATCACAATCTGCAATAGCGTTCTTATTAGTTGTAAACTTATTGCCCATTATTTACTTCTTTCCTTAGCTCTAGTTTTACCTCGAAGGGCAATGCCATCCATTTT